CGGGGAATACTCGCACTTCGCGCCGATGCCCGACCCCGTGGCGATTTACCGCGGCATGTCGTGGCTCACGCCGGTGATCCGTGAACTTCAGGCCGACACCAGCGCGACCAAGCACAAGCTGAAGTTTTTCGAGAACGCCGCCACTCCCAACGTCGCGGTGTCGCTACCGAAGGAGATCACGCCGGAGCAGTTCGCGTCGTTCGTAGAGAAGATGGACTCCAGCCACCGTGGTGTCGACAACGCTTACAAGACCCTGTATACGGGCGGCGGCGCTGATGTGACGGTCATCGGCGCGAACATGCAGCAGCTGGATTTCAAGGTGACGCAGGGCGCGGGCGAGACTCGGCTCGCCGCGGCCGCGGGCGTGCACCCGGTGATTGTGGGCCTGTCGGAGGGCATGCAGGGTTCGTCGCTCAATGCTGGGAACTACACCGCCGCGAAGCGCAACACGGTGGATACGACGTTCCGGCATCTGTGGCAGAACGCCGCAGGTTCGCTGGAGCCGCTGGTGCCGGTGCCTAACGGGTCGCGCCTGTGGTACGACGCCCGTGACATCCCGTTCCTACATGACGATCAGCTGGATGTCGCGAATATCCAGCAGGCGCAGGCCTCCGCCTGGCGCACCCTGGTCGACGGTGGCATGGACCCCGATTCGGCGACGTTGTTCATTCAGACCAACGATTTGACGGCGCTGCTGGGCCAGCACAGCGGCTTGTATTCGGTGCAGTTGCAGCCGCCGGGGCCGGATGGGCAGCCTTCCGGTGATGTGGTCCCAAAAGATCCCGCCGCTCCGGCGGCGCGTAGCCAGACCCCGCCGGTCCGGCCGCGCTTGAGCCGTGCCGACACTTCTCGATACCGCCTTCTGCATGCGCTGCGCGCGTTCACGCCCGATCTGCACCCGCGCTACCCCAAGGGGCATCCGCTCGGCGGCAAGTTCATGAAGAAAGGGTCGGCGGACTACAAGAAGGCGATCGCGGCCGCAAAGGACAAGCCGGACGTGAAGCCCTCCTCCTTGTCGCCGCGACCGAGTCGGCCAAAGGCCCCGAAGAGGCCTCACGCCGAAACGACGCCCCGCCCCGCGCGGGCGGTGGGACGCGAGGGACAAATGGCCGCGAAGTTGAATGGCGGCGGGAGCTTGGATCAAAAGGATCCGACTGAAGCTCGGTTGCATCGCTCCATCCAAGCTTGGACAGCGCCGGACGGCACGAGCGCGAAGCAGACGATCATCGAAGAGGCAAAGGCTGCCCATCACGAACCCAATGCCGACACCGACGGCGCTCTTCTGCTCCGAACGGCAGCCGCAGCGCCACCGTCGGCGCCGCTCCTCTACCGCGGTCTTTATAGGATTCCGCGCGACAAGGTGCCAAAAAGGGGTCAGGACATAGACCTTGGCCTAAGTTCGTTCACTCAAAAAGAACGAATCGGCCTCGTGTATGCGGGATTCGGTGGACCCGGATCGGTCATGCTTCGCCTGCGTCCAGGATCGCGTTCGCTCGACGTCCGCGACAGCACGCACGATGACTACAAAGGCAACCAGGAGTGGTTGTCGACAGGCCGCTTTAAGGTGCTCGGTGTTCGCAGGGAGCAATTCTCGAACGCGCCGTTGCCAGGAACGGTCACCGTTACTGTCGTAGACATTGAGCAGGTCCTCTCGTGATGGACGCACTGACGACGCAGCAGGCCATCGAGCGGATATCCACACTGAATCCGGATTGGGATCTCTCTGGTCCATTCTCGGCCGCTGGTCCCGCCGCCGAAGATGATCGCGCTAAGCGTGCCAGAGAAGCTCGCGCCGAAATGGATCGACTGGCCCGCAACATCTCCGACCATAAGCTTCGCCGGTATTGGACCAAGGGTGAAGGCGCGGTGAAGATCGGCTGGGGTGTTCCCGGCGACTTCGACCGCTGCGTGGCTGAACTGGGCAAGTACGTGCGCGACCCGAAGGGTTTGTGCGCCGAATACCACCATGAGGCGCTGGGTGTCTGGCCGGGCCAGGAGCACGGGCGGCGTTCCGAGATCGACGACGATCCGGTCGGCGAGCTTGACGACGAGACGGCCGCCCTATTGCAGGCCATGGCGGAGCTGGATGATGAGGCCAATCTCGGGCGTGCGGCCGTCTGGGACCCGGCAAAGCATCCGCGCGACCCCGCGACGGGCCATTTCCTGGACATCGTCGACCGGCTCAAGGCATCGATCCGGCTGCATCAGGCCGGCGGCACGGGCAAGACTCACCCGTTTGACGGGTATTCGCGTGACCAGCTGATGAAGGCCGCGAAGACGCGCGGTATCACACTCAAACGTGGCGAAGACCGCGACTCGATCGCGGCGAAGCTACTGGCGGATCTAACCACTAGGCAGGGGGGCAACGCTTCAGGCACGTTCACGCTTCCCAAGGCGGGTCCGCCTATCATCACAACGTCGCCGGGCACGCCATGGCCCAATAATCAAACGACGATCAATGTTCAGGTCAACGGGAATGACATCGGAATCGTCGTGCACGCCTCGGGCGGCGGCTACTTTCCACACGGGACGGGCAACACGCCGCTCGGCAACGTTGTCCGCGTCAACCCGGGCGTCGGCAACGGTTATCAAACTGAAAAGGCGGCGGTTGACGCCCTAGTTCAAGCGAACATGCCACGAAAGGTCTCAGGGCCGGGACTTGCCGGTCTCAACTTGACCGAGCTGCCCGTGCATGGACGCCGTGGCATATTCGGTCCAGCACGTCGCTCGTGGGAGATTAGCGAGAACGGCACCCCGATCGGGACCGTTCACGATTTCGGCTACACGATTATCGCCGATGGACCAAACGGTGTGCCGATAAACAACTCTCAGCACACGAGCAAGTCAGCGGCGATTGCCGCACTGGTCGCAGCAATGCCGAATCCGCCGGGGAAAACGACCAAGGCCTCTGGTCCGGTCCTGCCTCAAGGCAGCCCACATGGCCCGGAAATCCAAGGCGCACTAGACATTCTCTACGGCAGGGACCCCAAGGGCCACACCATCGCCCGCCAGCTCGAAGTGTATGGAAGTCTTCGGCGCAGCCACTTCGATCAGCTCGGCCCAGCCGAGAAGCAGGGCGTGCTCGCCGATCTGGCCTACATCGAGACCACGTCGAAAAGCGGCCCCAACGCCACCAAGGCGTCCAAGCTTATCGACCGATTCACGCCCCCGGGCACCGCCCACGGCCAGATTCCCAAGCAAGCCGTTCTGCCGCCACCGAACGTCACCGCATCGCAGACCCGCGTCGCCGACCCCGCCGGAACGCCCGGCCTGCTGTCGCGGCTTCCCCACGGCAAGACAGGAAAAAGCGGAGACGGCTGGACGCGCACCGCGAGCGGAACCAGCGGCCCCTGGGGCCAATACGGCGCGGCGGGGCTGATGCTGCGCCACGTCGACGCCAACGGCGAAGAACGCTTCCTCATGATCCAGCGCGGGCCGGGAATCTCAGACCCAGGCAAATGGCAATTCCCAGGCGGCGCCAAAGACGAAAAGGAAGACTTCTATCAAGGCGCGACACGGGAAGTAGCCGAGGAACTCGGCTTCAAAAACAACGACCTCGACAACGCGCGCGTCCACGGCACCCACACGAAAGAGGTTCCGGGAGTTCAAGTACCCGGACTTCACGGCGGCACAGTCCCATGGGCATACGTCAGTATCGCCGCAACCGTAGATCGTCAACTCAAACCCGACCTGTCCACGCCAGAGGCAAGAGCGGAAACCTCCGACGCCAAATGGATGACCCGCGCGGAAATCGACAAACTCCAAACAAGCGGAAAGCTGCTCGCACCACTCGCCGGTGGGCAACTCCAGCAGAACGTGCTCACCCTGTTCCCGCCGACCCACGTAGCGCCCACGACGGTGGGGCGCCCGGGACTGGTTCACGTGCGGCCAAAGCGCCTCACCGGCACACCGACGGTCAACGCGCCGACGGCGAAGACACACAAGCCATCACTTGGCCGCGACCTGATTGGCGACGACTCCTCGCGCGACAAGCTGCGTCAAGACGTCACCAAGGCCCGCAAGCTGTACGCCGGAAAGACGGCCGATGATCGTCTCGCCGCCATCGCCGCCATGCAAGGCTTCGACGATGTGCCAACGGTTGTCACCAAGGGCGAGTACGACAAGCTCAAGGCCAGCGGCGATTACATCGAGGTGTATCGCGGCGTCAAGGGTGCCGGCTCATACACCGGCCCCACGCGGGGCAGTGCCGTGACTCGCACCAAGACGGCCGCGCAGATCCACGAAGAGTTCCGCACGGGATCGGCCTATTACGGCACGGGCATCTACGGCAACGGCTATTACTTCGCCACAGACCGGTCCATCGCCGTGGGATATTCCGATAACACCAAAGGCTCGGTGCTACGGGCACTTGTCCCCAAGTCGGCAAAGATCGCCGAGCACAAGACCATTGAGCGGCAGGCCCAGGCCCACGGCCAGCGCTACTCGAAGGCTAAGGGTAAATCGCACGAGGTTGCTACGCTGTGGGATGAGGGCCGCTATGCCGCAGCCAGGGGCCACGACATGGTCCGGATCCCGCCGGGCCATTCGGCGACAAGCCACAACAACCCGAACTATGTGGTCCTCAATCGATCAGTTCTGATCGTGTTGGAGGAGCAGTGACCGCACCGACGCCGCAAGCCGACCTGTATGAACGTCTGGTCGAACTGCTCGGCACCCGCGACGTGCACCCGGACGATCGGATCGCGATCCGTGACGCCTACGAGAAGGCCGGAACTTGGGATCGGCTGCCTGCGGAAATCAAGACCCGCATCCAGGAGCTCGAGCAGCTCCCGCGCCAGGCGTGGGACGACCCGATGGATGTACCCGAAGAATTCGACTGAACGGTAACGGCTTTTAGGCCGAATATCAGCTCCATAAGAGTCCGCAACCAGCGCATCTGGTTGCGGGACTCTTGCATGTGCAGCAAAACAGCGATGCGCCCAAAGGAGGCTCTTTCCGGTGACTGATACGAATGCCGTGGCGGTCAAAAACCCTCCTGCGGACCAGCCCACACAAACGCCGCTGACCTACCGGCGCGTGTACGAGCTGGAAGGCATCGAAATCCTCACCCGTGCCAAGGGCTACCCCGACGGGCGCACAGTCGAGGCGTACGCGGCCGTCTTCAACGTGCCGCAGGAGATCCACGACCAGCACGGCGACTACATCGAATCCAACGACCCCGTCGCCTTCAATGCCGTCATCAACTCCGGCGCCGCCAAACGGGCACTCGTTCTGTACAACCACGGCTTCGACGCACGCGGAAAATCCGGCGGCCTGCCCACCGTCCCCATCGGCCACCCCCAAGAAGTCCGCGCAGACAAACGCGGCCTGCTCACCGTGAGCCGATACAACGAGGGCGAATTCACCGACAGCGTTCTGGCGTCGATCAAGAACGGTGACATCCGGGCCTACTCGTATGAGGGCCCCATCTACCGCTCCAACCCAAGCTCCCGGCCCGGCAAAGCCCGGCCAGGATATCCACTACCCAAAATCAGGCGGATGGAAATGGGTCTGCGCAACTACGGACCGACGCCGACACCGTGGTACACGACGGCGGAAATCACCGCCGTACGGTCAGCCGCCGAGCTGGCCGAAGACTTCGCCCGCCTGGACGCAGACGGCCGCGAAGAGCTCATCCGCGCCCTCTCGCAAACCCAGGGATGGGATTCGGAGATGGCGCACATCCTTGCCAGTCCCCAACGGGGACCCGGCGCCGAGGACCCGCAGCAGACGCAGTCACTTCGGCAGCGCAAGATCCGCCTCCGTGCGGAACTACTAGCCAGAAGACTGTGAGGAGCTGCAACAACATGCCACGCAAGCGAAGTGAGCTTCTCGCCGAGGAGATGGAAGTCCTCCGCGCAGAAGTCAAAGTCATCGAGGAGATGGAAGATCCCGGCGAGGAAGACCTCGCCCGCGCCGACGCCTGCCTCGAAGAGTGGGACGCCAAGAAGGTCGACTACGACAAGGCGATCGCACGCGAACGTCGCGTCGACGAGGTCAAGCGGGCCGCACTCGAACACGGCAACACCGAGAACGGCGACGGCGCGGCCGCCTGGGACCGTAGCAAGGTCGAGGTCAAGCGCAACAACGTCGACCCGTTCGAAGACAACTCGGAACTGCGCGAACTGATGCGCAGCGCCAAACGCGCCGAGGTCGTCAACTTCGACGCCGACTCCACCATCGAGCGGGCCAAGCGCAGCGTCGACAAGGTGCCCCGCTGGGTCAGCGACGACACCAAGCAGCGCCTGCACCTGCTGCTCGACGGCGACGACGACATCAACACCCCGCTCATTGCACGCCACATCGTGCTAACCGGCTCACCCGAATACCGCAGCCAGTTCATGGAGTACGTGCGCTCGATGGGCAAGTACGTTCCCGAGCTGCTGCGTACCGCGATGAGCCTGACCGCGGGCAACGGTGGTGTGCTCGTCCCCCACTTCCTCGACCCGACGATCATCATCACCAACGCGGGCGTCTATGGCGGCACCATCCGCAGCCTGTCCACGGTCAAGACGATCGCGGTCAAGCAGTGGGAAGGTGTCACCTCCGCCGGGATCACCGCGCAGTGGACCGGTGAGGCGACGGCGACCACCGACGACTCGCCGACCTTCGTCCAGCCGACCATCGTAGCCAAGAAGGCCGACGCGTGGCTCACCGGATCGTACGAGGTGCTCGAAGACACCGGCTTCTCCAACGAACTGGGCCGGCTGCTCGGCGACGCGAAAACCCGGCTGGAGGAGGCCGCGTTCGCGACCGCCAACACTGGCGCCACGATCCCGCGTGGTGTGATGGCGGCTGTCGCCGCGGTCACGGCCAGCATCGTCACCTCGGTGACGACGGGCGCCTTCGTGGTCGCGGACGTGCACAACACGTCCAACGCGGTCAACCCACGCCAGGAGCAGAACCTGGGCTGGCTGGCGCACAAGGCGATCTACTCGAAGGTGCGCCAGTTCGACACCTCCGGTGGTGGCGGCTTCTGGGCCAACCTGAATGTCGGCCAGCCCCCGCTTCTGCTGGGCGCCCCGGCGATGAAGTCGGCGTCGATGACCTCGGTTGTCGGCAACGGCACCAACATCCTGCTGGCCGGAGACTTCAGCCAGTACTACATCGTCGACCGCATCGGTATGTCGGTGATCTATGACCCGCTGGTCAAGACCACCGCCTCAGGTGCGGCCCCGACTGGGCAAGCCGGCTGGTATGCCCACTGGCGCGTAGGGGCGGATGTAGTCAATGCAGACGCTTTTAGATTGTTGCAGCTAAACCAGGTGGCGGCGTCTACCGCGCTGGCCTGACCGCTTCACCAAATGTTCTCAACGCCCTGCGGTAGCGCCGTGGGGAAGGAAGCCCCGACACCTCCCAGGGTCGGGGCTTCCGCCTACCTGGGAGGAAATCCTTGAGAGACCCGCAAGAAAAGGTTGTCATCGCATACCTGCGGCCCTCGCTGGTCCATGGCGATTTCATGGAATGCCTGGCGGACCTGCTGATGTACGACTTCGCCACCCATCGAAGGATCACCGAGGGCGGTGGCCGGCTGCCGTTCCGGGCGGGCGCGAACCTGTCCGGGCCGCGCAACGAGGTCGTGCGCAAGTTCCTGGCGTTCGGCAAAGCCGACTGGCTGTTCATGGTCGATTCGGACATGGTCTTCGCTCCCGACACGGTGGAGCGGCTGCTGGAGAATGCCGATCCCGAGAAGGCCCCGATCGTCGGCGCGCTGTGCTTCGGCCTAGACGACCGCGGCGACATCGTCCCGACGATGTACGGCCTGATGGGCGACGCCGACGACCCGGCCAATCTCGACGTGGTCCGCTTCGACGAGTGGCCCGTGGACACCATGTTCCAGGTGGTCGCGACTGGCGCGGCGTGCCTGCTGATTCACAAGTCGGCGCTGGAGCGGATGCGCGACTTCGAGCATCCCAACCGCCCGGGCAAGGTCGGCTTCAACGACGCGTTCCCGTGGTTCCAGGAGCTGGAGCACGACGGCAAGCCGGTGTCGGAGGACATCGCCTTCTGCTGGCGTGCGGGCTTGTTGCAGATCCCGGTATATGTGAACACGGCGGTGCAGATCGGCCACGTCAAGGATCGGCTGCTGACGATGGAGAGCTACTTCCTGGCGCGGGGTCTGCTCGCGCCCTCGCATGTGGGGGTTGGGCTATGAGCGGCCAGTCGCGTCCGTTGATCGACGGTTGGGTGGGTTACGGCGACGGGTCGTCGATCCTGCTGGAGACGGGTACCCCGATCGATTCGGATCACCCGGTGGTGCTGGCGCGGCCGGAGTTGTTCGAGCCGATCACGCCTCCCGCGCAGGCCAAGCAGGCGCCAGCGAAGAAGGCGACGAAGGCAAGCCCGGATGAGTGAGCTCGTCGTCATCGTTCCCTCGCGCGGTCGCCCCGAGGCCGCGGCCACTCTGATCCAGGCGTTCGGGGCGACCCGAACGACAGCGCAGCTGGTGTTCGCGATCGATGAGGACGATCCCCGCCGGGAGGAGTATTGGGCGCTCGCTGGGCCGCCGGTGAACACGATCGAAAGTGGCGGGGCTCCAGCGACGATGGTCCTGGCGCTTAATGCCTCCGCTGTTTCGCGCGCCATGGCGGATGCTCCGCCATTTGCGCTCGGCTTCATGGGCGACGACCACATGCCCCGTACGAAGGGCTGGGACCAGGCCTACCTCGACGCCCTTCATGAGCTCGGCACGGGCATCGTCTACGGCAACGACCTCCTCCAAGGCCACCGCCTCCCGACGCAATGCGCAATGACCAGCGACATCGTGCGCGCGCTGGGCTTCATGGCGCCGCCGAGTCTCAAGCACCTCTATGTCGACAACTTCTGGCGCGACCTGGGTAAGGCCGCCGACTGCCTGCGCTACCTGCCCGACGTCATCGTCGAACACCGCCACCCGATCGCGGGTAAGGCGCCATGGGACGAGAACTATCAGCGGGTCAACGCGCCCGAGGTCGGCGAACACGACCGCAAGGCCTACGAGGCATACCTGTACGGCCGAGACGGCTTCGAGTCCGATGTCGCCAAGGTCAAGGCGCTGCGCGAGGTGATGGCCAGTTGAAGGTCATCTCCTTCAGCTTGTTCGGCACCGACCCCACATACACGGCTGGCGCCTTGGCCAACGCGCAGCTGGCCAGGCAACACCTTCCCGGCTGGACGTGCAGGTTCTACTGCGGCCCGACGGCAATGGCCACCACCGCCGAGAAGCTTGAGGACTGCGGTGCGCAGGTGGTCGACTGTTCGGACCGGGCCCAGGACTGGTCGGCGCTGATGTGGCGCTTCGAAACGCTCACCGACCCGGCCATCGAGGCGCACCTGTTCCGCGACTGCGACTCACGCATATCCGCGCGCGAGGCCGCCGCCGTGGCCCAATGGGAAGCCTCCGACGAGCCGTTCCACATCATGCGCGATCACCCCGAGCACCGCATGCCGATGATGGCAGGCCTGTGGGGATGCACCGCGCAAGGCGCAAGCCTCATCGCCCCGCTGCTGCCGTCGATGCCGGATAGCGATCACCGGTTCGTCGACCAGCTCTGGCTACGTGACCACATCTACCCGATCGCCCGCGACAAGGCGCTCATCCACGACGAGTTCGCCCTGTTCCCCGGCGAGACGACGCAGCGGATTCCCGTGCCTCGGCATCCCGCCGCCGCCGGATTCGAATTCGTGGGCCAGGCCTTCGACGCACTCGGCCGGCTGCGCCATCCTGACGACGCCTGGCGCCTGGACGGAACGCACGAGTGGCGCCTGTTCGACGAAGGCACCGTGCCGGACTACACCAAACCCGAGTGGTACGCCGGGCGCGAGCACGCCCCACACCTGGAACAGGATGGGCACCGAGAACGCCTCATGCTCGCCGCGGCATACGTTGCGCAGGCGGCGTTCAGCAACAGGCTTCGCACCGTCGTAGACCTCGGTGCCGGTGATGGTGGCCTGCTGTCCCTGCTTGGGCCGGGTCTGCGGGCGTGGGGATACGACCTGATGCCTGCCAATATCGAGGCCGCGAAGGAACGCGGAGTTGACGTCCGACTCGGCGATGCCGTTGCTGGTGACATCGACTGGGCGGATATTGCGGTGTGCACCGAAATGCTCGAGCATCTCCTCGACCCGCACGGTTTCGTCGCCCGGATCGCTGAGAACTGCCGCGTGCTGGTGTGCTCGTCGCCCGCAGACGAACGCCCTGGCCGCGCGTATGAGTTCCACACCTTTGCTTGGGATGAAACCGGCTACCGGACCTTGGTCGAGCAGGCCGGGTTCACGGTGAAGGCATCGCGGCGGGTCAACAGGTTCCAGGTGCTGATGGCGGTCAAGTCGTGAAGCGGGTTCGTCTGCGCCCGGCATGGTCGGACGCCGAGCTGGCGCGGCTGTACGCGCAGCCACACGACCACCGCCAATGGCCCGACCATCAGGCGCGGGTGGACGTCACTGTCGCGGTCGGATGCCGCTTGGCCGGTACGGGTGTCGGATCAGCTGCGGACCTTTCGTGCGGCAACGGGGCGATCCTGTCGGCGCTGCCCGCGAACCGGCGCCTGTTCGGCGATTTCGCGCCCGGCCACGAACTCACCGGGCCGATCGAGCAGACCGTCGCCGGGATCGAGGACGTGGATCTGTTCGTGTGCTGCGAGACGATCGAGCACCTCGACGATCCCGTCAGCGTTCTCGCCGCGATCCGCGCCAAGACCAAACTGCTCCTGCTGTCGACACCGGTCGACGCGTGGTCCGACGAGAACCCCGAGCATTACTGGGCGTGGGATCGCGAGGCCGTCGAGGCAATGCTTGCGGCGGCCGGTTTCGAGCCGGCCGAATACGCCGAGGTTGCCCCGTCGTATTGCTTCGGCGTGTGGGCCTGCCGATGAGGGCGCTGGTAACAGGAGCGGCCGGTTTCGTTGGACGTCACTTCACCGCCGAGCTGGCCCGACAAGGCTGGGTCGTGTCGCGCGCCGACATCACTCTGGGGCTGGACGCGATGTTCATCTTCGGCCAGGAAATCCGGCGCGACTGTATCCAGCGTTACGACCTGATCGTTCACGCCGCCGCGAGATCACCGCACCGCGCGGCGATCGACGGCGATCCCGGAATGCACCCGTACAACGTGATGCTCGATGCGGCCATGTTCGACTGGGCGATCCGCACAGGACAGCCGCACGTGCTCTACCTGTCGTCGTGCGCCGCGGCCGACGGTCCTGTCGACGATTACGCGGCGACCAAGCTGACCGGGGAACGACTTGCGAGCAACGCCCGTGCTACGGGGGTCAAGGTCACTGTCGTGCGGCCGTATTCGGGTTACGGCGAAGACCAGTCGCCAGACTTCCCGTTCCGCGCGCTAATCGAGCGGGCACGCCGCCATGAGGATCCGTTCGAGATCTGGGGCGACGGAACCCAGGTGCGCGACTGGATCCACGTCGACGATGTGGTGGCGGGTGCGCTCGCGGTCGCGCAATCGGCCGTCGATGAGCCGGTGAGCCTGTGCACTGGCATCGGCACGTCGATGCGGCAGCTGGCCGAGATGGCCTGCGCCCACGCCGGCTACACGCCACGGTTCTCGCCCCGGATGGACAAGCCCGCGGGCATGCCATACCGCGTCGGCGATCCGGCGCTGCTGCATCGCTACTACGTCCCCCAGGTGTCGCTGGAGCAAGGCGTCAAGCGGGCGCTGGAGGTGGTGAGCGATGGCTTTGGGTGACAGCTACGCGACCCTCGCCGAGCTGAAGGTCAGGCTCGGCGGGGTGGCGGGATCAGGCGACGACGCGGCCATGACCAACGCTCTGGCGGTCGCCTCGCGCGGGATTGAGCACGTGTGCCGTCGCCAGTTCAATCAGGCGACCTCGGCCACGGCGCGGGTCTTCTACCCGTGCGACACCTGCCTTGCCGAGCCGGACGACTTCTACACCACTACGGGCCTGGTCATCGCTACGGACGGCGACAACGACGGCGTCTATGAGACGACCTGGGTGGCTGCTGACTATCAGCTTGAGCCGCTCAATGGCGTGGTCAACGGCGAGTCGGGCTGGCCCAACTATCGCATCAGGGCAGTCGCGTCGCGCTACTTCCCGGTGCGCTACGGCTATACGCCTCGGCGGGCGCCGCTACAGGTGACCGCCCAATGGGGCTGGACAGCGGTACCGGCGGGCGTGAAGGAAGCTTGCCTGACCGTGGCCGAGGAGACGTTCAAGCTCAAGGATGCCCCCTATGGCGTGATCGGCATGTCCGAGTGGGGCGCGATCCGCGTGCGCGCGAACCCGATGGCCATGATGATGATCGGCCCGTACTGCCGCGACATGGTCCTGGTGGCCTGATGGCGTCGCTGTCGAGCATCCGCACCGGACTGGAAACCCGGCTGGCGACGATCACCGGCCTCAACGCCAGCGACACGGCGCCTGGCACGATCACCACACCCGCCGCGTTCCCCGTCCCAGGGAGCATCGAGTTCGACGAGTCGATGGCCCGCGGATCGGACCTCTACACCTTCACGATCAAGCTGCTGGTGCAGCGCGCCACTGAAACCATCGCGCAGGGAAACCTCGATCCGTACCTGGCCGGTTCCGGAAGCTCTTCCATCAAGGCGGCGATCGAGGGCGACGGCACGCTCGGCGGCGTCGCCGACTGGACCCGCGTCACCGGCGTGACTGCCTACGGCGACATCGACCACGCAGGCATCCAATACCTCGGCGCCCTATTCAACGTGGAGGTAAACGTCGATGGCACGTAACCATGGAAGCGCAACCCGCGTCATCGTCAACAACCTGCACGTGTCAGGCCAGGTATCAGGCTGGCGTTTCGAGCACAGCCGCAACTACGCCGACGTGACGAATCTGCTCTCGACCGGCGAGCAGTTCCAGCCCGGCCAGCTGGCCGGCTCGCTCGGCGTGAGTGGCTACTTCGAGCCCACAACCGGCGACATCGTCACCACGCTTGACACTGCCGCCGCCGCGGCTGGTGGCTTGCTGGTGACGGCGTTCCCGGTGACCCCGGCGATCGGGTCGCTGGCGTTCATCGGCAGCGGGAACGTCTCCGCGCGCACCTATCCGGCCGCGGTGAAGGACGTCGTGAAGGTGGACATCACTGGCACGCCGGATGATGGCGTCGATCTGGGCGTCACGGTGCACGTCCTCGGCGCGGAGACGGCGTCGAGCAACAGCACGTCCGTGGACAACGCGGCCGGGTCGACGGGCGGGGCGGTTGCCTCGCTGCATGTCACGGCCTTCTCGGGCTTCACGAACATCGTGGCCAAGGTGCAGCACAGCACCGACAACATCTCGTTTTTCGACCTGATCACGTTCTCCACGGTCACCGCCACCACGTGGGAGCGCCAGAAGGTCACCGGCACCGTCAACCGCTACCTGCGCAGCCTGTGGACGGTCACCGGCGCCGGTTCCTGCACGTTCGCTGTGGCCTGCGCCCGGCGCTGATTTTCCCGTTCTGAGCTACCCCGCCGATCTGGCCGGGGTCATCGGCATGCAATCAAGTCAACAAGGGGTTGATGATCTTGGCAAGAGCGCACGGCAAGGACGCCTATTTTGCTATCGACGACAGTGGCGGCGTTCTTCGCAACATCTCAGCTCACGTTGACACCGTGTCGGGCCTGCCTGGCGCCCGCGCCCTGTCCGACGTCACGTCGTTCACAGACACCGGCGAGCGCTTCCTCCCAGGTCTTCAGGGCCTGACGTTCACCGTGTCCGGCCAGTTCGACAACGCGGCCACCACCGGCTCGGCGACCGTTTTCAACGGCCTGCGCACCGCCGCGGCGACGTCGACGTTCGAGTACGGCCCGGACTCCAACACGTCCGGGCGTATCAAGTACACGGGCGAGTGCTGGCTGGAGAACTTCACCGTCGACGCGGCGGTGAAGGACAAGGTGCCGTTCTCGGCGACGCTGCGCATGGACAACGCGCTGACGGTGACGACCTTCTAGCCATGGAAGTCAAGATCGTAGGTGCGGCGGCCTACGTCAGCTTCGGCCAGGCGTGCATCGAGGCGGCCGGCGCCGACTTCGACCGCCGTCTCGACCAAGGACTCAAGGCGGCCGGAGACGACCTGGGGCGCGCGGTGCTCACCTCGACGGAGATCTTCACACCGTCCGGTTATGACGAGGTGTTCCGGCTGTCGGTGGCATCGCGGACCGAGGTCCTGCGTGGTTCCAACCGGGGTGTGGCGGTCACCGTCTACGCCCACGGCGCGCGCGGCCACCAGCGTGACGTGCAACGCCTGGAAAAGGGCATCCTGCGCCACCCGGTCTACGGCCGGTTGCGCCGGCTGAAGAGCGGCGAATACAAGCCGAACCCGTGGTCGACCACCCGCATCCGGCCCGGCTTCATCTCGGTGCCGATGCGCTTCGCGTCGCCCCGGGCGTTCAAGCGCATCGACCAGGCGATGAGCGGGGTTCTCGAGCAGATCGGACGTGAGAGCTGATGCGGTACGAGTTCAAACTGGGCGCGAAAGATCACGTGCAGTACGGCGGGCCGGAGTGGGTTCCGTTCGACCCAGATGCGCTCGCGCAGCTGAGCTGGGATGAGCTGGCGGATTTGGAACGCGACATCCTCGTGGAGAACAGTCTGTCGCTCGCGTCGCTGCTGGCTTTCCATTGGCCGCTGAAGACGGCGCTGGGTTTCCGGGGCGTGCAGTGGATTGCCCGTCAGCTCGCGGGGATCACCGAGCCGGGCTGGTCCGACTTCAGGCCGAACACGCTTGCCACCGACTATCGGTCGGTCCCGGACGCATCCGACGTGAAGCCCGCGCCGGACGGCGAGGAGGATGATCCGGTCCCCCCGGATGGGAGCTCCCCGCCACACTCGGGGAGCGATCAGTAAGAGACGGACTCAAGCTGCTGTATCCGTGGTTTTGGCGGGCGTGGCAGATGCCTCCGCGTGAGGTGCGCCAGTTGACCCCGTCGGAGACGGACGGTTTTCTTCAGGCGTTCGCCGAGCGCGACTAGCTCGCCTGGCAGGTTTCGGCGAAGTCGGCGTATGCCACACCGGCCGCATCCCAGGCGGCAATCGTCTTCTTAAGTTGCGCGTCGTCGATGCGCGCGTTGGCGTCCAGCTTTAGCCGCACGGCGATGAAGCCGAGCTCGACGCGGTACGCGGCGATGGCGGCCGCGAGCTGTCTGGATGGCTGGTCGCCGTCGCCGGATGCGGCGTCGAAGAACGCCTTCGAGTCGTGGTCGAGGGTGTCCAGCTGGACGGCGGCCACATCCGGGCCCACGTAGGGCAGCGTCACGAGCTTGTCGTGGCCGGGCCACCAGCTGTCGTAGGCGTGCGTGACGGCCGTGCATTCCACGCGCTTGTCGATGTCCGACGCCTGCACGGTGACGACCACGGGTTTCGGTGCACCGATCGTGGTCGCCCACACCATCAGGCCGACAGCGATGAGCACCGCGGCGGCCAGCACCCAGTAGGCCGCTGGCTTTAGCTTGCGCGGTCCTTTGGGCTGCGGGACGCCGGGACCGATGCGGATCAGCGTGTCGTTGCCGGGCATGGCCGCAGGGTAGCCGCACGACGCCATAGATCACCCTCCCTCGATCGGTGAAGGACGGTGACCGGATGACCGTTACCCGCAACGAGCTGCGTACCGAACTGCGCATCACCGGCGAGAACGCGGTCAAGGCCGGGCTGACCGGCGTCGGCAGGGCAGCGGACAGCGCGGGCGACAACCTGGGCCAGATGGGCCGCAAGGCCGACAAGTCCGGCGAGGAAATGCGCCTGGCCGCGCATGACGCCGACTACCTCAAGCGCAAGCTGATCGAGCTCAAGGCCGCGCAGCTGGCGCTGATCAAGCAGTTCGACCAGAGCGGTGATGCGGGCCTGCTCGGCGACATCAACAAGGGCCGACGCCAGATCCGCCAGTTCGAGCGGCTGGCCAGCGAGATGTCCAGCCTGGGCGAGACGGCGGGCAAGGGCTTCTCGATGGACTTCGCCGCAGCGATCGAGGCCGGCGGCCCGATCGCCATCGCGGCTCTCGTAGGCGTAGTCGCTGCCGCGCTGCCCGCGCTGGGTGCGATGGTGGCTGGCGCCGTCACTGGTGCGGTCGGCGCTGGTGGTGTCATCGGCGGGGCGGTGGCCGCGTTCCAGGATCCGCAAGTCAAGGCGGCCGGAAGCGGTCTGCTGACGTCGCTGGGTTCGAGTTTCAAGAGTGTCGGCGAGCCGATGGCCGCTCCGATGATCGAGGCGCTGGGTCTGATCCAGCAGGCGGGGCGGGAGATCGCAGGGGATCTGCGCCACGACTTCGACATCCTCGCCCCGGCCCTGGTGCCGTTGACCAAGGGCCTGCTGGGTTTGGTGCAGGAGATGATGCCGGGGCTGACGGCGGCGTTCCAGAATTCGCTGCCGGTGATCCGGGCGATGTCGACGGAACTGCCGAAGATCGGCAAGGCGATCGGGGACTTCTTCCAGATCACCTCGGAGGACACGCAGACCTCGACGCTGGGCTTCATCGTCTTGTCGAAGGTCATCCAGAACACGCTGGTGTTCGCGGGCCGGTTCGTCGAGGCGCTGGGCCTGATGTACAAGGGCGGCGTCAAGAACGCCGAGATGATGTTCGACCTGGGGCGTAAGACCACCTCGTGGCTGGAGTTCACGGGCCTGGCGGGGCAGAAGTGGGCGGGCACCCTGGATGAGCAGCACGCCAAGTACCAGGCGCTGCTCGACGACATGGACAAGGCGGTCAACTCCTCCGACGAGTTCACCCAGCAGATCTTCGGCATGGGCGAGGCGGCTGACCGCACGGCGCAGGACATCGCCGACATCGATCAGGCGATCAAAGATCTGTTCAACGTGACCATGGACATGGAGCAGGCCAACGTCCAGTGGGCGGCTGGGCTGCGCGCGCTCACCACGGAACTCAAGAACGGCAAGCGGACGCTGAGCCTGAACTCCGACGAAGGCATCAAGAACCGCCAGGCGCTCGATGCGCAGGTTGAGGTGGCCGAACGGTTCCGCGAGGCCCAGATCGCGATGGGTGTCCCCCTCGATCAGGCGACGCTGAAGTTTTCGCAGCAGATCGAGTACCTGCGCGAGCTGGCGCTCAAGACGGGTTTCGCCGCCAAAGAGGTCGACATCTTCTTCCAGCAGTGGCAGCAGCTGCCTGACGCCAAGGACATCCAGCTCAACCTCAAGGCCGGTGGCGACGCGGCGGCATGGGCGGCTTTCCGCACTATCGAACGCCACGAGGTGAAGGACGGCACGATGTGGCCGCAGTTCGAAGCCCGCGCCGGTGGCGGACGGGCCTTGGCTGGCCGCGGCTACCTGGTGGGCGAGAAGGGGCCCGAGTTCTTCAGCCCTGATGGCAGCGGGACCATCTCCAGCGCCGCCCAGACGGCGGCGATGATGTCCGGCGCCTCCGGCGGCTCCCGGTATTCCCTCTCCGACTCGGGCAAGTCCACGGGCGATGCGCTCAAAGACGTCCTCCTCGACGCCCTGTGGCCCGACTTCATCCATCGAGTCCGCATCAACGGCGGCGACCCCTCCGCCTTCGGCGCGGCGTAAAGGAGCGACTCAGGTGATTCATCGGTATCGATGCTACAACTCCGCGATGGCCACCACCGCTTCGATGGCCTCGGTGTCCACCGGAACAACGATCAAGACGATGTTGCAGCTGTCGACCCCGTCCACCCGCATGATCAAGCTGTTGGCGTGGGGCTACAGCCTGGACGACCCGCCTGGCGCCGACGCCATCTACGACCTGATCGAGTCGGATACGGCCGCCACGGTCACCGCGCATGTCGCCGCCGGTGTGCAGCCGGTCCCGTCGGGCATCCCGGCCTCGCTGCTGACGCTCGGCGTTTCGGCGACCGGGTTCACGTCGAGCTCCGAAACCGCACCCACGGTCACCCGCACGCTGGACATCGTGCGCATGTCGGCGGTGTCGGCGGAGGCCGCGCCGACCATGGAGTACAGCAAGGTTTTCGACTGGGACGCCGCGCCCACCATCGCGATCTCCAAGTTCGTCCGGCTGCGCGCGACCACGCCCACGACCGCGGTCGACATGAGCTGCTGGATCGAATGGTGTGAGTAGTGCCGATCGCACGCCGCTACAGTCTCGGCGGGCCTTCCGCCCAGCGGCGCCGTAGCCGCGGATTCGGGGGCACCTACGGCACGCTGACCGCGCCGGTCACGTTCCCTGCGACGCCGATGCTGGCGGGCAGTGGCATACGCGTCTACGTCGCGCTGAACCCGAACCCGGCCGCCTCCTATCTGACGTGGAACTGGCTGGACATCACCCCACGTGTGCGCACCGACCTGGGCGTCTCTTACCGCGTCGGGCGCCGCGACCAGTCCAGCCTCGTCGGCCCGTCCGACGGCCAGCTGAAGGTCACCAACACCGACGGGTACCTGTGCCGCCTCAACCCCGCCAGCCCCTACTACGGGCTGCTGACGATGAACACGCCGATCTGGATTCAGCTCAACCCGGGCTCGGGCTTTGTGGACCGCTACTTCGGCTATGTCAACGAGTGGCCCGCCAGCTGGAGTGACGCTTCGGGCGCGGACTCGTTCATCACCATCCGCTGCGGCGGGATCATGCGGCGGCTGGCGCAAAGTGGCGATGTCGACGATTCGCTCAACCGCACGATCCTGTCGAGCAACCCAACGTACTACTGGCGCATGGACGACCCGTCGGGGTCGACGTTCGCGGCGAGCGCCCTGGTGGGCGGGCCACCGATGGTGCAGCAGGCGGGTGCCGTCGGATGGGCGACCCTGGCCGCACCGCCAGGTGGGACCAACAGCGCGCCCGATCTCCAAAACGGCTACCTGGCCGCGAATGTGAGCGTCGCCGCGCCATGGACAGTTGAGTTCTCGATTCTGCGCCCCACCAGTGGTGCGACGGATGGTCCCGCGATCGCACAGATTCTGTATTCGGCCGGTGGGTTTGCCCAGGTGCTTGGCATTACCACGGCCGCCGACTCCACCGTCTCTACCAATTGGCACCATTACAAACTAGAAGGCACCCAGGTCGGCGCTAACTGGCAGGTGCAGTGGTGGAAGAACGGGGTCGATCGAGGTATCGCCTCGTCGGGTGCGGGCACGCTCGGCCCGCTGACTAACTTCACCGCATTCGGCGGCTACAACGTCGGCCTAAGCGGAACACCGGGATGTAGCGTCGGCTACGCCGCGATCTACGCCACGGCGGGCGCGTTCACTGCCTCCAGCCACAGCAGCGCCCTGCAAGCCTTCACCGGAGAACTCGCACACGTGCGTATCGCCAGGCTGTGCACAGAGGCGGGCATCCCCGTCTACACCCAGGCACCTGGCTCCGCCGCGATGGGCCCACAATCGGCCGACAACCTGCTCAACCTGCTACGCGAATGCGAGGCCGTCGACGGCGGCCTACTCTACGAATACCAGTTCGGCATCGGCTACCAGTCGGTGCGGGAACGCTACAACCAGCCCGTCGCCATGGCGCTGGACTTCCACCAGCGACACATCGCCGGGGTACCGGCACCCACCGACGACGACCAGTTCACCCGCAACCGGTGGACGATATCGCGCTCCGGCGGTGCCAGCGTCACCGCCACGGAAGCCAACGGCAACAAAGGCACCCGCGCGATCGGTGTGTGGCCCGACAGCGCGACGCTCAACGTTTACGCCGACAGCCAAGTAGCGCAAGAAGCGTCCTGGCGGGTGCACCTGGGCACCGTCGACGAAGTCCGCTGGCCCTCGCTGCGCCTGCAACTGCACGGCGGCGCGTCAAGCCTGATCCCCACCTGGCTCGGCTTCGCCCTCGGTAAACGGATCAGCCTGTCCAACCCGCCCACCCAGATGGCCCCCGACGCCATCGACGCGATCGTCGACGGCTACAGCGAAGCGTTCAACCAGGTCGCCTGGGTGGCCGAGCTCAACACCACACCCGCATCGCCGTACTCGGTCGCCGTCATGGATGACCCGCTGCTGGGCCGGCTCGACTCCGCCACGTCCACGCTGACCGCAGACGTCGCGAGCGGCACTACTTCCATCAGCGTCACCACCACCGACGTGAGGGACCTGTGGACGACCGACGCCGCCGAGGTGCCCTTCGACATCATCGTCGCCGGTGAGGTGATGACCGTGACCGTCGTCAGCGGCGCATCGTCGCCTCAAACGTTCACCGTCACCCGCTCGGTCAACGCCGTCGTCAAAGCCCAAACCGCCGGTGCGGCAATCCACATCCGCTACCCCGCGACCCTGGCACTGTAGGGAGAATCGATGGCGTTCACCACCCTGCCAAGCGCGGGGGCAAGGCTCTACGCCTCAACCCTTACGGCGCTGATCAACGAGTTGCGGCCGGTCTTCGCCCGCAAGACAGCTGATGAAACCGTGAACAACTCGGCGGCGCTGCAAGACGACGACGAGCTTCAGGTCGCCGTCGAGGCGAACGCGGTTTACAACTTCGACCTGCACATTGTGTCCAACAGCGGCGTCACCCCCGACTTGAAGATCGCATGGGTGGTGCCTTCGAGTACGACGATGTCATGGTCGGGCATCTACGTGGACACGACCGGCGCGCTGCTGGTCAACAGTCAGTTCACGCAGGCCACCACGTTGGCGTTGGGTGGTATCGCGGCGGACGTCAGCTTCCACTTCTGGGGCGTGGTCCTCACGAGCAGCACCGCGGGGACGCTGAAGCTTCAATGGGCGCAGAACACCGCCAACGCCTCCAACTCGATCATCCGCGCAGGGTCGGCGCTGCTGCTCACCCGGACGTCTTAGGAGGTCCTGATGGCCACCGTCGAAGGCGTCGACTACGCGTTCACGCCGCATCCGCGCCCGTCCGAGCTGGTCCGGGCCGGGAAGCGCTTCGCCGTGCGCTACGGCGGGCCGGGCTCGGGCACGAAGCTGATCACCGTCGCCGAGGCCCACGCTCTGGCCGACGCCGGTCTGTGGCTGGTAGCGAACGCGGAGCAGTCCCAGAAGTCTGCGCTGAATGGCTACGCGATGGGTGTCACGCATGCCAAGAGCGCGCTGGCCGCGTTCGGCGCGTGCGGAATGCCCAGCGACCGGCCCATCTACTACTCGCTCGACTGGGACGCGCAACAGTCCGACTGGGCGCAGGTGACCGCCTATTTCAAGGGCATCCATTCGGTGCACGGTGTGGCTCGCACGGGCGTCTACGGCTCGCGTTGGGCGATGTTGTGGGCGCAGCGTGACGACCTGGCGAAGTGGTTTTGGCAGTGCACCGCGGCCACGGCCTGGTCGGGTGGAACGGGTGGGCAGCTGGCGCCGTTCGCGCATCTGGCCCAGTACCACAACGGGGTTCCGATCGACGGCGCGGACTGCGATCTTGACCGCGCGATGAAGGCCGACTACGGCCAGTGGAAGCCCGGCATTTCAGGAGGAGACGACATGAGCTGGAGCGAGACGTTCGCCAACCCGAGCGCGCCGGGCAGCACCGCCACGGCGGCGGATTTTCTGCGCTACGCCAACGCGTACGCGTTCGAGGCCAACAAGAAGCTCGACACTCTCGCGGCCGAAGTGGCGGAGCTGAAAGAAGCACTTACCGCGATTCCGGCATCAACCTCGCCCACGCTGGACGCCGAGTCGTTGGCGGCGGCGATGCGTGCGGTCATCCGCGACGAGCTCAACAAGTCGCACTTGCAGGGATAACACCAGCACAACCCGTCGGCCCAGACCCCGCCGCGGTAAGCACCAGCCCCCAACAGGATGTGGAACGTGTTATGGACCCAGCTGGCGATCATCGGCACTGCCGGTGGGCTCGTGCTGGCCGAGACGACCTCGGCGCAGGACGGCCTGTTGCAGTACGGCGCGATCGGTGCGATTGCCCTGCTGGCCCTCTACGCGGTGAAGATCATGTTTACGCGGCAGGTGCAAAACCATGACCGGGAACGCGCCGAGCTGACCGCTCGATGCGATCGTGCCGAAACGCAGCTCGCCCAAATCAACCAGCTCCTACGCGATCAGCTGGTGGCCCAGCTCACCCGGGCCACCGACGTGATTGGCCGCGTCGCCGAGCAGATGGGTGAACAGCGTCACGCCGAGGAAGCCAAGGGCAAGTGATGCCAGTGTCGCAGGATCCGGCCGAAGCCGAGGCGGTGCTTGAGGAGTCCCGTACGGCGCTCGATGTGTTGACCCGGCTGGTGACCAAGCTGGAGGTGTTCGTGGACCGGCTGGAGACCGAGCTGGAACGTACACCGGAGCAGGACGGGGACGGGGAGCAGAATGGCCGAGCACGACCGCGAGGATGAGCTAGCGGCGCAGGCCACCGCTTTGGGCATCGACGTGCGGGCGCTGGCCGATGTGGTCGCGAAGCTGGCGTCACGTTCGACCGTGGCGGAACTCGCCGCGCACACGGTACGGCGCATCCGGCGGCTCGTGCTGGCCCTGGCTGTGCTGTCGGCCCTGTGCGCTGTTCTGATCGGCTACCTGTTCTGGACCAACGCCCGGATCAGCGCCGTGCAGGAACGCACCTCCAACGAGGTGTTGTGCCCGCTGTACGAGGTGTTTCTGCGCTCCTACCATCCGGAGTCCCAGCCGCCCGAACGCCGGGCTGAGTACGAGGCGTCGTTCAAGGTGATCCGGGATTCGTACGCGGTGCTCGAATGCGCCACCAAGCCAGCGTCATGACCACCAGACGGGCGCCGCCGGGGATACCTCTACGGCAGCACTTCGAGGCGCTTCTTGCCGAGAAAGAAAAGCGCGACAACCAGCGCTTCGAAGCCTCCCAGCAGGCGTTGACCGCGGCGCTCATCGCGCAGGAAACCGCCGTACGAGCCGCCATGACCGCCGCCGAGAAGGCCGTAAACAAGGCCGAGATCGCGGCCGAAAAGCGCTTTGAGGCGGTTAACGAGTTCCGTGGCCAGCTCAACGACTACCAGGCCACGCTTTTGCCACGCACCGAGTACGCATCGGCACACCAAGCGCTGGTGGAAAAGATCGTGGATCTGTCCTCGCGGATGGACAAGACCGACGGCAAGTCGACCGGCTTGAACGCCGGCTGGGCGTACCTGATCGGTGCGGCGTCGTTCGTGGCGCTGGTCATCACCATCTTCGTGGCGCTCAAGCAGGGCTAACCCGGCGGGCATGCGTTGCCTCGTGTTTATACGAGGTGACTTCGCCGTCGCAGTGCACGTCGGCGCAGTAGTACAGGCGTGTCTTCTCCCCACAGCGTGGGCACGGCCCGGTGCCGCATTGCGCTGTCGGATGCCCGCGCGCACAGGTGTCACGCCACACCTCGCGGATGCGCCCGTCGGGCAGCGTCACGGTGTCGGCGTCGATGTTCATGACCCGCGACGTTAATCCGCCGTTCGGTGTCCGGGAAGTATCCAAGGAGGTCAGATGTCGACTGTTCCCGATCCGCCCCCGGACCGGGGGTCCACCGAACCGGCGATGAAGGTTGCCGGGTACACCTCGCTTGGCACGATCGCCGCCGCCGTCATTGTCGTGCTGGTCTCCTTCGGCATCGGTGTCAGCGCGCAGCAGGGCACGGCGATCGTCGCTCTGGTCACCGCGCTGGCGGGGGCGCCGCTGGTGTCGGGCTGGCTCACGCGTTCACGGGTGTATGCCCCGGCGACGGTGGCGGCGATGCTCGACGACGCCAAGGCCGACGCGAAAGCTGATGCCGCCACGGAAACGGCGGCGATGGAAGCCGAACCGCCCGGCCTGCACCGCTGGCCGGAATCACCTTTGGAGCCGTGATGCTCACCTTCATCCTGCTGCTGGCCGCGTTCATCTGCTTCGTGCTGGCGACCATCCCCGTTGCCGTGCCACGCATCAACCTGGCCGCGCTCGGGCTCGCGCTTTGGGTACTCGTCGCACTGATTGGAGCGTGGCCGTGAGGCCCAACCTGCAAGGCAAGCTCACCGACATGGGCGATGTCATCGTCCAGGAAATCTGGCACGTCAAAGGACGCCGCCACCTCAACCTCACCTGGCACATCGGCGCAATCACCGACACGACCGCCGAAGACCGTGTGGTCACCGGCACCGCAACAACTCCAACAGGAAAGGTAGACCTGCTCATGGATCTCATGGCGGACAAGAAGGTAGCCCTCTCGATCGAGTGGACCGACGAGCTCGGCAACCCCACCACGGCACCGGCCTCGTCGACGGTCGTGTACACGGTCGACGACTCGTCGATCATCAACCTGACGGACAACGGCGACGGCACGGCGGAGGCCGCCGCAGTCGGCACGCTGGGCACGGCGACGGTGCACGTCGAGGCGGACCAGGACGGCACGGCGGTGACCGGCGATCTCGCAATCGTGGTCGTGGCCGGTCTGGCGGAGCGGCTCAACGTGGTCGCGGGCGCGCCGGAAGAGGTTACGCCCGACGTGTGACATCGCGCGGCGGGGGTCGACCGAACGGCCGATGCTGACCGGGGGATACCCGCCGCGACACTGAAGCTGTTGCGACGGGAGCTCATCCCGAACTAGGACACAAAAAAGCGCCGCCGTAGCCACTTCCTTTGGCTACGGCGGCGCTTCTTGGCGTACTCACACCTGCGGCGGTTCTGCCAGCAGCGGCGTCTTACCGTCCAGCCCCGGCCTCGACGGTCCCATCACCTGGGGACCACCGCGCCCGGCGGGCTGACGCTCCCTCTTCCTGGGCTCCACGGGCGGCTGGAACACCACCGGTGCGGCTGGTGAGACCGGCACCGGAAGCGCCTCCGCGATCGCGTTCACCGTGGCCTTTACGTCACCGTCCGCCTCCGCCCTCTTGGCCTCTAGCCTGCGGAGCACCCGAACTACCTCCACCAGCGAAACGGTCATTACGATCATGACTCCGTCGATGATCGCTGGCCAGATCCAGGACTGCCACTCGGGGAAGCCCATGGACAGGACCGCTGCCTTCTGCTGAGCGTAGGAAAGTGCGGTTGCGCCGCTGCCTACCAGGACCGCTCCGAAGATGCGGACGGCGGACAGCCAGCGACTTGAGCTGGGGATGCGGATGATGACTTCGAGACACGCGAACACGGCCAGCGGGGGCAGACCTGCCACCACGCGTACCGCCCAGAGGTTGGCGGGGGCGTGCATTGCGTTCATTGCGACGGAGGCGGCGATACCGATCAGGACGACGGTGAATACGCCCCACCGCAGGTGCGTCATACGCTTGAGCTCGCGCTCGTCGAACATGACCCCTCCTCGGGGTGGTAACTGCCGCACCGTGCGACAGCCCCCGCGGCTGTCCGGTGCGTGTGATTGGCCGCGGAGCTGTGCTCTACGCGGCGGGAGGGGGAAGGTGGATCTAATTTCTAGTATACCGCTTTCGAGCGGCGTTCTCCACACTGGACGTGCTGGGCATATGTGCCTCTGGCCGTTCGGAAAAAGTCCCTCTACTTATAGAGTGGTACGGAGATCGAAAATGAATGGCCTGGTCGGGGGCATCCGGTGCTTGGGCCGAGGGTCGAATGTCACTCGGCGCTACCGTCCAATGTGGACTCGGTAAGGCGGTCTGTCTGAACGCCCCCTTACGGTTGGCCTATCGGTCAAAAGAAATGCCGCTCCGACGAGGCATACTTA